ACCTCTTGGTTTTCTACATTATGATATCTTACTAATTGGTTTACAACATCTTCTGATATTAATTGAAACTCATATTGTGATAGTAATACACCTTCTAAAGTATATGCAGGATAGTTATAAATATATTCTAAGTTTTGTTTACTTGCCATATTTGCCTACAATGTAACATAAAGGTTCAAAGATAGCTCTGTATATTCTACCAAGTGCATGTCGTTTTTTACCACGCATTTCTTGTTTACAATCAATAGTTCTATGTCTAGTTAAATGTTCTATAACAACTTTTACAATGTAGTTAGATAAACCTTTACCTTTTGCATGAGCTACTAATGGTAAAAATATTTTATGATATCCAATTTGATGTTCAGGTAGTAAATGATCTTTTGAGTATTTCAACCATATAGCATTTCTATAAGAACCAAAACCATAAGATTCATTCATCATAGTACAAATTATTTTACCATCTGAATCATTACTGTCACCATCAGGTTTACCATATTGTTCACGTCTATCATCAGCATCTGTAAATGAAGTATCTTTATAACCTCCACCATCACCCTTACTATCAGTTGTATCAGTTGTATCTTTTTTATCATCACCACCAGTAAGTAGTCCACCAATAAAGTCACCAAGATTAAATTTATCTTCATTCTTCTCAGCTTCTGCTTTAGCAGCATCCATATTTGCTTGAGCTGTGTCTCTACTTAATCCACTATATCCTGATGCCAATTTAGCAGCAGATTCTGCTGTTTCTACATCACCAGATCTTTCTGCACGATCTTGTACATCTCTAGCTAACTTAGCTATATCACTTGCAGCTCCAGTAACATTTCCTGGAGTGCCACTATAAGCCATATTTTGTGCAGATAAACTTTGTAATGTTTGAAGTTGTTTAGCAGGACTAGTTAATCCTCGTGCTAGTAATCCTCCAGGTAAGAAATCATGTATACCATATTTAATAGTACCATCTTCATTTAATGTATCTCCAACAAAAGAACCACCTGCAAAATTATAATTTTCAGTAGTCATACTTTGATTTCTTGCATCTCTACCACCACCTTGTCTTACTACAGTTTGATCAGTTACTAAACCAGTAACTGGATCTACAGGTAATACACCTGCATAACCAGGATCACCGTAATCAATACTTGAATCATAAAAAGCAGCACCACCTACAGAACCATCTTCATTAAGTTGTCCTGGTACTCCAAAAATAGGATTTCCATCTGGACCCATTCTAAATCTATTTTGTGCTACTCTACCTGTAGGCGTATTAATAAACTCTTGTTCATTTGTAGGAATATTTTCAATAAATTTTTGATTACCAAATTGTAATGAGTTACCTAGTAAACCTTGTTGTGTTTGTAATATATTATCTACAGCAGAAGGGTTTCTAGAACTCAACTGTCCATACTGTAAGTTTTTGTATTTGGCTACTAGTTCATCAAAATATGACATTATCTATATCCTTCTTTTATTGCTTCTATATCTATACCTTGTGCATCTGACCATGTAGTAGCTGCTGGTATTTGTAAGTTAAATTTAAAATATCGTGCTGATTTATGAAATGGTATTGTTCCTGTACTATGCATAGCAGTGTTAGCAGTTGTTGAAACAGTATCAGCTACTCTGTTTCTAAAACTTAAAGAACCTGTTGCATCATCAGTATCTATAATAGGTCTAATATTAGTTACTAAAGATCTTGTTTGTGGAGAAAGTTCTGTTTCAGCAGTTCCTATTACTGCTGCTAAACTATCACCACTAAATGATCCTAGTTTATGATCTGTATTAAATACACCTAGTGATCTATATCCACCAATAAAAAATGCATCATCTAAAGATATTGTAATTGCATCTATATCATTTGTACCTGCGGTTGGATAATCATCTAATTCTTCTAAAGTAAATCCAGGTGATAATATATCTACCATACATTCATGATCTAATTCTACAATAGACCATCTTTGACTTGCTATGTGATATATTAATATTTTATCATTTTGTATATCTGCATTTGAACCAGTAGCAGAAGGATAGGACCACATAACTAATTTATTAACATGATCGTATGATGCTCTTACTCGTTCTCTTTTACTAAATTTTAAATCATTATTAAAAAAACGATCTACTTTATTAGCACCAATAGGTTTGGAACTAGAACCATCAGTTACATAAAAACCATCTTCAGATAAATAATATACAAGATTACCTACTTGTATTACATTCTTACCTTGTACAGCTCCTCTATTATCTTCTATTCTTCGAAAAGAAAATACAACATTACCACCTCTATAATCCATTCTTGTAATACGAGACTCTTGAAATATCAATCCAAACTGTCCACCAGTAACTCCAGTAATAACACCACCTTCTGGTAATGTTTCAGAGTCAGACTGATTAGTTCCTACTGTCCATGATGTAGGGCTATTAAAACTAGACCATTGTACTTTGTTTTGTAAAGTTGGTTGAAATCCTGTTACAACAAAATTACCAATAACTGCAGCATGTCTAAATGTTGGAGGTGATCCTCCAAGTGCAGCAAAATCTGAGGATGAATCTAATGTCCATGCTTGAGGTGCATCAGCACCATTAAACGCAATAATTGTTTCACCAAATCTAATAAAATCCCAATAACCATTACCTTCAGTAGAAAAAGTAGTACCACCACTTTCATCTACAAAAGCATTAGATGTTAGTTTGTATAATTTAGTAGCATCACCAGCAAATATAGATACAACACCACTATCTGATTTAAATGCTTTACCACCTTGTCCTCTAGCGGTTGTAGCATTACTTGATGTTACAGCTATATTTTTAAATGGTCTATAACTGTTTACAGCAGGAAATACATTTTTTGCATCAGTTGATCCTGGGTTTACATGATCTGGCAAATCTGGAAGCCATTCTCCAAAAGGTAATTGCATTAATCTACGTTATCGTAATTGTTAATATTAATACCTGATCTTTGTACTAATGGTGTTCCATTATATTTATCAAGATCATCTGCATCTTCAACTTGTTTCAGTGCAGCTTCGTATTGTGTTTTAAATTGTACTACTGTACCTTGATCCATACCACGTATAAATGTACTAGCAAAATATAATGCACCATACAAATATACATCAGGATGAGTAGTAAGAATATGATTAGTTGTAGTTGTAGCACTTATAGAATCAAAAGCTTTATAAAAAGATAATCTTGCAGTAACAGCTGAGCTTGGTACTGGACTAAATCTAAAGTTTGTACCTTCAACTGAATATGCTTGGGGATTACCTACATTGTTAAAACCTTGTGTATTAGCTTGATGAAAAGGACTCATTAATACTAATGCTCTATCAGGTGAGGTACTAGTTAAAATAAAACTTCTTACTTGTAAAAAACCAGTAGGTATTGTTTCTGTTTCTGAATCAATAGTAAATGCACTATCAACAGTTTCCATAGCTCTTATTCTTAATCTACGATTAAAATCTGCTTCAGTAAGATCTATAAAGTCATCTATCTCTGAAGTCAAATCATCTCGTGCTAAGAAATTAGCAATAGCTGTTTTTAAATTTGCGTAATTATTTAAAGCCATTATAACCTTTTACTTCCTACTCTAAAATTTTGGAACTCGTTACTGTTAACCATTCTTTTAATTATATCTCTTTGATCATCTTTATGTAATTTATGATAGTTAGAATGACCAAATAATTCTTTAGTTTTAATTTGCAATGCAATCAAAGGTATCTGTGCTATACGTTGAAACTCACCTTTTTGTTCTTGAGTATGGTTTCTAGATATTTTATTTTGTCTAAGTATAGATTCAGTATCTTGTGATTTTTTTACTACAAGTTTACTTGTTGCTTTATCTATATGTATATCCTGGTTAGGATTATATATATCTGACATATTACAGCTCCGTTGTGTCTACAGCATATGCATCAACTAAAACTCTCCAACCATATGTATCAGACATAAAGACAAGTCCAATACCTGTATTCTCAGTTGTTAAAGTTAAGTCTGCAGTTAATCCTTGTATTTTTTTTCCGTTTCTAGCTACAGTTAAATTATTATTATCAAATGATGCAGCACTATCTAATATATGTATTTCATCACCAACTGCAGGAGATGCAGGTAGTGTTACTGTAAATGCTCCACCAGATGTATCAGCAAGTATTCTGTCTCCAGCTACTGCTGTAAAGTTTGCAGTATATGCAGTCCATCTTTTAGCAAAGCCATTAATAGCACCAGTAGTTGTAATAGTATCAATAAATGCATCTTTAAAGTACAAAGAGGAAGTACCTAAGTCTACATCTGAGTCTGTTTCAGGTGCAAATACTCCATCAGCTAAAGTAGCTTGTACAGTACCTGCACATCTTAAACTAAATTTATCAGCACTGTGATCGTAAAAAATTTCACCAGAGTTTACAGATGCGTTATCACCAAATTGTATAATACCTATATTATTTGCATTACCTGTAATAAAAATACCTGGTCTAGTATCATCTTCAGTACGTATTGGTGCTAGTGAACTATTCGTTGAATGATTTACAGCATCCCTAACTACGTGCAATTTAGCAAGTGGTGTATCTACATTTACCCCTATACTTACAGGTATGCCTTTAAATATATTTTCTATAGTTGCTTTTTTAGTAGCAGTTGCACTGGTATCTACTATAGGTAATACGTCATCTGATGCAGTAGTTTCTAATGCTGTCAAATCACTAATCTTACTATCAGCCATGTCTAATCCTCTTTCTTAATACTTTTGTTCTTTGTTTGTTCTTGGTTTGTTGTTTTGTATCTTTTTCTTTTATTTTAAGTAGTTCTACTAATTCACTAAATTTCATTAGTTTTCAATAGGAGAACCAGTTTCATATGAAACACCTACACCATCTTCACGTATGATGTTATCGCCTGTTTCTAATAATAAATATGATAAATCTTCTAGGTTTAGAGCATCATTAGGCACATCTGTCCTACGGTTACGGTATCTATCCTGACTTCGTATAGATATAAATCCTGGTCGCATTACTGGCTAAGTTCTGTAACTCTTGCAGTTCCACTTGTAGAACCAACTCTTAGTACAGCAACTTTACTTGCTGAGTCTACTCTAAAATATTCTACAGTAAATGCAGGTACAATCAAAGAAGATGAAGTTGCAGTTGGACTAGTGCCAAATTCTACATATGCATCTACAGTTGTAACAATTCTAATATCTCTTGTGTTTGCATCAAATGCATTTGTACTAGCAGCAGATGATGAACCAACAGCAACAGTTTGTGTTGTTCCTGGTCTAAATGTTGTTGGAGCTTTCATATTTTTTCCTTATGTAAAAGAGGGGGCCAAAGCCCCCCCTAATTATTAATTACTCAGTAATATCAAGAATGATACCGTGAGCAGCTTCGTTTCTAACTTCTAGAGTAAATTCAACTAATAGTTGTTTTTTCTCTGAGTCGCCAGTCTTAGCAAGATCATTCACTTGGAAATCTCTTAAGTAAGCGGCAGCAGCCATGTCTGTTTGTAGTAAGAAAAGAGTTTCTAAACCACCCATGACTCTGTTAGGTACGATCTGGATAGAACCAAAGTCTGATACATACACATCAATTGCAGCATCAAAAGTTCTTTCACCAGCATTACTAAATCTAGGTGTAGATGTAGAAGCTGTAAATCCAGAGATTGTTTGTTTTACCTTCGGTGGTACAACAAGAACATCAGTGTCACCACCAGCTGCATATACTTCTTGTATAACAGTCTTAAGGATAGTTTCAGTTATTGCTCTGTTTGTTCCAGCACCAGGAGCATCAGTACCATCACCAGTTGATAATGTTCCAGAAGTTCCAGCGTCACCGTTAGTTTCAATCCAACATTGTAATCCACCTAAAGTTCTTGCAGCAGTTGCGCTACCTACAGCAGCTAGTGTTGCAGAAGATAAAGAAAGTTCCATATCTTTTTTAAGTTCTTTAGATTTTTTAGCTATTTGGTAAGCCATTTCATCAGCTCTACCTGCAGCATCAACAGCAGATTGAGTTCCAGAAACAGCAATCACTTTGTCCATAATCTGTGTGAAGTTTTGCTTTCTAGCAGTTGCAGTCATTGCATCAATAGTAGCATCATCACCTTCGATTACAGAGTTAGTAGCAGCAGCGGCTAATGAATCAATTTGCCACTCATGCTTAGTTTGCTTAGCAATCGTTCTTGGGATTGCAGAAAGTATTGGAGTATCTTCAGGAGATATATTGTAAATTACATCTACTAAATCTTCTCTAATACCAGTAGTATCGTACGTATCGTACAAGTTTGTTGGTTGTGCCATTTAAGACTCCTTATAGATAGTCCTTAAAAATAGAAGCAGCATCTTTAGCAGCTCCTGTTTTCTTTAGACGATTTAGTTTATCAGCTTTAAGTCTTGCATTAACATCAGCTTTAGTTTTTGCAGCACCTGACTTAACAACTCTAGGAGCATTAACAACTTGTTTCTTAACTCTTGGATTAGCTTTACGAATTTTATCATAGGCTAAAGCATCTCTAATCAATAGAACTTGTCTGTGATCATACACAGTATCTATTTCTTGAGAATTAAAACCAACACCACTAAGATAATTTTTCATATCATTCTTAAGTGTTTTGGCTTTATTTACATCAGCAAACTCAGGAATAAGACGCACAATCTTTTTTTCTTGTGCTTCTACATATTTCCTTAGTTCAACTGTTTGTGCTTGTAGCGTTTCTTGATTTATTCTGTTTAAGTTTTCAGCTCTCTTACGCATTTTGTGTTCGAGTCTACTTGCTTCAACAGGATCATCTTCATAAAGTTTTTCAAAGTCAATGTTGCTATACTCATTATTAAGTTCTACTTGTGCAGACTGAGTTAGTTCGTTCAACTTAGTTAGCTTTTGATTAATCTCTGTTTGAGATTCTTGCAACAAATCATTATACCTTGATTTTTCTAAGGATAAATCTTGTTTGCTTCTTGTGTAATCAGCTTCTCTTTGGTATCCCTGAAGTAGTTCATCAAGCGTCACCTCAAGTTCGTCACCTTGGACTTTAACTCTATATAGAGGTTGCTCTGAACTTTCATTAATATCTTGTTCAGCTTCATCTGTAGCTTCTTCAGCTACTTCAATTGGTTCAATATCCTCAGTAGGTATATTATCTTCAATTGGTTGTTCAACAACTTCTTCAGTTGTTTCGTTTTCTTGTACTGGTTCAGCAGGTGCTTCCTCAGTTTTTGTTTGACCTGTCATAAGACCAGCAATGGTTTTACCAGCATCAATTACAGTCATAGCTTCATCAGCCATAGTACACTCCTTATTGGTTGGTGTTTATAGACACTCCCTGAATGGGTTGGTGTTATTTTTTCTTGCGAAGTTCTTCTAATTGTTTACTTGCAAGTTTTCCAGTTTCCATTGTTACACGGAAATGGTTTTCGACTTTACCTAAAATTTGATAAGCAAGATATATTTTTAATCTACCTTCATCATCATTTGGTGCTGTCTGAAATATTGCTTCTTGATACGAATCTTTAAGTATTTGAAAAGTCTCTATAAATAG